AGGCAGAATCAATACTAACCAATCCAATACGGGTTCCATTATGAAGCAGTGTATAGCAAATAGAATTTTGGTGGTGAAGTGATGAGAATAACAAAATCATCTGGTGAAGCGGCTTCGTTTACTGCCATGAAGGTTGCGGCAAACGCTGGGTGCAACGTGTGCCCATGTTGTGGCGAGACAAAATCATGGGCTCAGTACATGAAAGAAGGCGTGTATAACAAAGGCGTTATGGCTGGTGCCCTCAATAAAACCTGGGTCGAGGGAGTATTCCATATGAGAAGCATGAAGTGCGACTGTTACAAATGCTACTCATGTGGGGCAGAGTGGGAGAGCGAGCCATATCAGTGGGCATAAAACAGAACTTTGGTGGTGAATAACGATGAGATACAATGGCGTTAGGTTAGAAAAAGGTATGTACCAAGAGTATGGGCGCACATTCAGCCATGTGCTGGAAAGTATTGACCCAAGCAACCAATACGTTGGCACGCCCCTGGAGGGACTGGACGCTTTTCAGCGCCAGCTCAAGCGCTTCGACATCAAGGTGAAGGGCGCTCAGTCTGATACGGTTGAAAAATTCTTCGCCACAACAGAATCAGCGGTACTTTTCCCTGAATATGTTGCAAGAGTGGTGCAGCGTGGTATGGAGGAGTCGGATATAGTTCCAATGATTACCGCCTCTGTAACGAAAGTTGATGATGAGGAACAGGTCGGGAACACTCGGGCGAATCTACGCAAGCGGGGACGGCTGTTAGTTTCCAGTTATGATGCAGTCCGCGCACAAAAGTTGGATTTGTTCTCTGTTACATTACGCCAGATTGGCTCTTACATCGCACATACTCGTTTGGAGGACGCCGTAGACGTTCTTGTTAATGGAGATTGCAATAGCAAGGCCGCCGAGGTAGCTTCTCTAAACGGGCGCATCTTCGGATACAATACGCTGCTGGATTTTTGGGCCCAGTTCGACCCATACGAAATGAACATCGCCCTTGCATCCAACGATGTAGCCCTCGATTTGTTGAAGATGCCTGAGTTTCAAAACCCGTCTGCTGGATTCAGCTTTCAGCAACCGCATTGTGTCACCATGCCATTTGGGCCTATGCTGATTCGTTCTAACGCTGTGCCACAAAACACAGTGATTGGAATCGACAAGCGCTTTGCTCTTGAGATGGGGCAAGTTGGAGATGTAACAACGGAATACGATAAGCTCATCGACCGTCAATTTGAGAGAACTGCCATCACTATTATCAGTGGATTCTCAAAAATCTATGATGAAGCAAGTCGAGTTTTAAGCACCTCATTGCAAAAGAAACGGTAACTCAGGTTGTAATGCGGAATGTGGGATTGAAAGCGTCCATCATCTAAGGAGTGGGACGAAGCAGCATGGCTGTGGATAGTGGAAAGGCACCCCGTAACTGGTAAGGCCGGAACCTCCCTTTGGCGTAAAAGCATACCGCATTATTTATAAATCAGACTGGAGGTACATATGAAAAAGAAACTCTTCATTATGGTAATTTTGGTCGTCATGCTCATGGGGCTGGCGGCCTGTGCGTCTAAAGGCACAAAGGGGTACGAGTCGAACACAGGGCTGGTCGCTATCCCTGGCATTAACGACCTGTACTACGACAGCCAGACCAAGGTCGTGTACTTCGTATTTAATGAGTGCTCTGGATACCAGGGGTATGGGTATATGTCTGCCTACTACGCCCCGAACGGCCTCCCGTATCTTTACGACCCGTTCAAACAGGAGCTGGTTGAAATCAAATACACTCAGCCCGAGCTGTAAAAATCGAGGTGAGATTTATGTGGCTATACAGAAAACTTCTCATGTCGAATTGGGACTGGCTGCGGAATGCCACCAGCGTTCAAAGCGACTGCTCCTGCATCCGATACAAGGTCTTCGGGATTACCGTTGCAAAGGCAGAAGTCCCACATAAAACTACGCTTTGGTGATGAAAATGCAATATAAGTTCGGTGATGTTCTGATATACACCTCGCCGCAAGACTCCACTCGCAAAACTCCGTGTGTGTTCATACGGGATGAGAAAGGTCGAGCAGTCGTATGTTTTCGGCGTGCGGAGTGGGCGGCAAGAGTAAACTACCAGTTTCTGTCGAAACAGGAAGCAATATAATAAGTTATGCGGTGGCGGAATAGGTAGACGCTAATGTCAGATAGGATGGCCTATCGGTTCGATTCCGACGGCTCTTAACCACGGTGAAATAGCCGACAGAGCAGGGGCTGATTTGGTACAAGGGAGTGGACATCCATGTAGGGTGCAAATCCTTGCCCGTATAACGATTCAAGGAGGCAGGCCATGTTCCGTGTAATCATCGCTGGCGGTCGAGACTTCAAGGACTACGACCTGCTTGTTAAAACCATGAACCATCTTCTGTCCAATATCAAGGACGACATCACGGTAGTCTGCGGCAAAGCACGAGGAGCCGATACGCTTGGAGAGCAGTATGCCAAGGAGCAGGGTTATGCCGTGCAGTATTTTCCTGCAGATTGGGACAGGTATGGCAAGGCCGCTGGATACCTTCGCAATACGGAGATGGCCAAAAACGCTGATGCCTTAGTCGCATTTTGGGATGGAATGAGTTTGGGGACGCGGCACATGATTGAGACCGCAAAGGCACACGGTCTAAAAGTTCGAGTGAAACGATACGATAAAGAAAGCGGGGTGCGTTGATAAATGGAAGGGAAATTCGTCGTTTATGATTCTCAGGGGGAACTGAACCTGCGGCAAATCGCAGACTCTGGTCAGTGTTTCCGACTGAAAGAGTATGATGCAGACAAGTTTATTGCGGTCACGGGTTCTCACGCCGTTGACATCCACCGTCGTGGCGACGTTTACATCTTCTGGTGCGATACCAATGAGTTCCAGGAAGTTTGGACTCCATACTTTGACCTGGATACAGACTACAGAACGTTTAAGGCTCAGATGCAGGACGACCCGTTCCTGCAGGAAGCACTCAATAGCGGCGGCGGAATCCGTATCCTCCGGCAAGACCTGTGGGAAACGGCGGTTACATTCACCATCTCCCAGCGCAATAATATCCCACGCATTGCCAAGTCGGTCGAGACATTATGCAGTAATTTCGGGACTTCACTGAAGGAAATCGGCGGACAACAGGTCTACGCCTTCCCAACCCCCGACCAGCTTCTCTGGCCGGATTTGTCAGCCGCTGCACTTGGATATCGAGAGCCATACATCAAAGAGCTGTGTCGGAAAGGTGACGACGTGTGGCAAAGTCTCCCCAACCTAAGCGATGCTCAAGCCAAGAAAACACTGATTGCCATGAAGGGTATCGGTGAGAAAGTGGCCAACTGCATTATGCTCTTTGGGCTCCATCGGATGGACAGCTATCCTCGGGACGTGTGGGTCAACCGCCTGATTGATGACGTGTATCATGGAGACTTCGACCCTGGCAAATACGCCGGGTTCGCCGGGTATGTCCAGCAGTTACAGTTCTACCACTATCGGAATAAGACGTTCAGCTTTTAGAAGCAGATTGAAGCCGCCGCAAGGCGGCTTTTTTATTTTAATATTCGCCGGAGGTGAGGTCATGATACAAATTCTGGAACTGTTCGGAGGCGTTGGCTCTCCACGCTGTGCCCTCCGTAATCTTGGCATTCCGACAAAGGCAATCGACTATGTGGAGATTGATGAGAAGGCGGTCAGGACTTATAACAGTATGTTCCGTGAGGAGCTTCCATACAAGACTCAAAGCGTTGTTGGGTGGAACCTCAGACCCGATATCCTTATTCATGGAAGCCCGTGCCAGGATATGAGTATTTCGGGCCATCAGGGAAAGGCAACTGCCGTCAACGGACGAGTAAATCGCGGGCGTGGCGCAGACGAGGGAAGCGGAACTCGCTCCAGCCTAATGTGGGAAACCATCCACATCATCCAGCAAATGGGAGACTGGAAGCCGAAATATGTCATCTGGGAGAATGTCAAGAATGTACTCACCAGATACAACCGCCACAACTTCGACCGATACATATCTGAACTTGAAAGGCTTGGGTATACGAGCAACTATGCAGTTCTCGATGCAAGGGACTTCGGTCTGCCACAGGCCAGAGAGCGTGTGTTCACCATCTCCACTTTGAACGAGGGGGTGTTTGACTTCGATAGCCTAATTCACACCCCGATGCAAGATATCCGGTCGTTCCTGCTGGATAACGCTGAGGTTCCAAGCGTTTACGATGTAACCCAGCCAAGCGTTCTGAGTGTGATTGGCGAAACGGGTATTAGGCGAGCGACAATCATTCGAGACTATGCTTTTACTGTGACAACCAGACAAGACAGAACACCGGCTCAGGTGGTGGACTGCGGAAATGGTCGTTACCGATATCTGACTGAGCTTGAATGCTGGCGTCTGCAAGGATATACCGACGAAGATTATCGAAGGGCCGAGCAGGCTCAGAAACGGGTCGGTCGTTACTATACAGCCTTGTATAAACAGGCTGGAAATTCTATTGCAGTTCCAATTTTCGAGAGCATCTTTCGCAAGATGCTACTCGGGGAAACAGCCTAAGCACAACTCAGACCAGCCAGCCGCTTTGTAAATTTGTTGCAGTACATACCTCGTTTCCCTGCAACAGCTTTTCGCCCAAGGCAAAAGTAAGAATTTGGAGCTACGTTCCCATCGCCCAGCAGTCCGCTTCGCGGACGAGACTTTTCTCACTCGCATTGCCAAGCAATGCTCGTGAGTGCTGGGCTCGGGAACGACGCAATGCACATCGAGCGGCCCACTCACAATCGCCGCCCCGATGCGGAAAGCGGCTGGCTGTTTGAAATAAAATCGGAGGTGCCCATATGATTGATGTTGGAGCAAAGAGTGTGTGTTTCGCCTGCGACGAGTGCGGTATTCACGAGCAGATTGAACGCAGAATGCAGGTCGCCCGTGAGCTCGGGGAAAATCTCCAATACGACCATTGTAGTTGCGACAAAGTCGGAGATGAGTTTTGGGCCGGAGGGTACTGCGAGGACGCTTTTGCTGAGAAACCCTCCAAAAGAAATGAAGTCAGGCGCAAAACGGGCCGTGCGTACAGGCGCAAAATGCGCCGCAAGACCATCAAAAAGTATCGCATCCGGGATGGTCAGGGGTGGTCGTTTGGGCCACACATCAACGGGCATTGGGAGGGCGATGAATATGTCCTTGGCAATTACGTTGAATATCCCAGAAGCTCAAAAAACAAGGTGTTCTTCAAGCGTGTGTCGAACAAGGCAGTCCGCCGGAGTGAAAGCCTCCCGCTCAAGGGGAACGGATACCGTAAGGTGTTCGACTACTGGTGGACGATTACTTAGGGAGGCGATTCATTGACTTCGTACTACGTTACAACCACATCATCCACCGTCAATGATTGGTGGCACCGCTCTCCATACCTCTCACACTCATACTACCAGCCATTCAATGTCTGTACGCCAACAAAAGAGCGGACGGTTTGCATCCCAAAAGAGGAGATGCAGCAGATGAGTAACGAAGAGTTTGACGCTGCGTTCAAAGACCTGCTTTTTGGTGGCAGCAAACAGGAGGGAGAAAATGCCTAATTTCTACATCTCAGACTGGCACTACAACCACAAGAATTGCTTGGCATTTGACAACAGGCCGTTCACATCTATTGAGCAAATGAACGAAGCGCTCGTAGAGCGCTGGAACAACGTGGTCAAGCCGGGCGACACAGTGTATGTGCTTGGCGATATGTTCTGGTGTGACTCAGAGATGGCAATCTCTGTGCTGGATTCTCTGTCTGGTAGGATTTTCCTGATTAAGGGGAACCACGACCGTTGTCACACTAAAAAGTTCACTGACAAGTTCGTAAAAGTCGCAGAATACATGGAGATTAAAGATAACGGACGCAATGTAGTGCTAAGTCACTATCCTATCCCATGTTTCAAAAATCATTTTTACGGATGGTATCATCTGTATGGTCATGTCCACAACTCATTCGAGTTCAACATGATGGAGCATGATAAATTTCTCATGCAGGAATTGTACTCCCGCCCATGCAATATGTTTAACGTCGGCGCCATGATGCCATGGATGGACTACACGCCACGGACGCTCGAACAGGTCGAATTGCTGTCCAATGGGTGGAAAATTGAATCTGTTGGAAAAAACGAGTAGGTATAAACCCCTGTCCGACAGCGGTTTCTCCTGTGCTTGATGGGGTGTTCTTATGCTACAATTTATAAAACTGCAAGGAGGGCGTCAATGATTTATCTTGATGCAGCGGCTACGACCCCGATTGACCCAAGGGTCTTGGAATCTATGATGCCGTACCTGACGACCCAATACGGAAACGCCGGTACACTCTACAGATTTGGACGAGCGGCCAACGAAGCGATTCAAGAATCGAGAGCACGGGTGGCCCGGTTTATCGGCGCAGACCCAAACAGCATCATTTTCACATCCGGCGGCAGCGAGGCCAACAACCTTGTGTTCCACGGCGTAAGAGACTATCTCAAGCGCATTGGGCGCACGCACGTCCTGGTGTCCGCCGTGGAGCACGACAGTGTTCTCAGGGCCGCAGAGAGCCTTATGAAAGACGGGTTTGATGTCGAGTATATTCCCGTACTTGGCAACGGAACCGTGCCTTCTGCGGCTGTTAAGCGGGCTTTACGGGCAGATACCGGGCTGGTGTCCGTCATGTATGTCAACAATGAAACCGGCGTAGAGAATCCGGTGGGCGATATTGGGAGCATCTGCTTGAAGCACGGCGTTCTGTTCCATACGGACTGTGTACAGGCCGCCGGGTGCCACCCCATCGACACCACCAGTATCGGCTGTGATTTCCTGTCCATCTCGGCCCACAAAATCCATGGCCCCAAGGGCACGGGCGCTCTCTATGCCAAGGATTCCTCCATCCTGTCTCCTCTCATCTACGGCGGACACGACCAGGAGTTTGGGCTACGGGGCGGAACGGAAAACGTGGCCGGTATCGTTGGGTTTGGACGGGCGTGCGAGATTGCCAGCGCCCAGCAGAATGAGGACAGAACGACCGTCTCCATGCTCAAGCAACGGTTCGTGACAGAGCTTCAGAGCCATCTCGGTGGCGATACCGTACATATCAACGGGACATCCCTTCTGGCTCCAGGGAAAACGGTCAATCTCCGAATTGACGGTGTTGATAACGAGACCCTTATCCTGATGCTGGACAATGCGGATGTCTGCATTGCCGCCGGGTCTGCCTGTCAAAGCCACGAGTCCAAACCGAGCCATGTGCTCACGGCAATGGGGCTTACTACAGAAGAAGCAAGGAGTTCCATCCGTGTCTCGTTCTCCAGAATGAACACGGTGGATGAGGTTATGGACGCAGCCCACACTCTGGCATCTTTTGCCGATGTGCTGCGCTCACACAGAACGGAGGAATAGGCTATGACAATCGAGCAAATCAAAGAAATGGTGGCGGGTTCCGAGTACGATTTCCTCAGAACCAACCCACATCTGAAAGACAGAATCATCTTCCTGACGCTGGGCGGCAGCTACTCATACGGCACAAATGTGGAGACATCAGACGTGGATGTTCGTGGCTGTGCCTTAAACACTCCCTCTGATTTGCTCGGCCTTACCAATTTCGAGCAGGTCGTTCATACGCAGACCGACACCACGGTCTATTCCTTCAACAAGCTCATCAAGCTCCTGCTCAACTGCAATCCCAACACCATCGAAATGCTGGGGTGCAAACCGGAACACTACTTCCTGCTCACTGATACCGGCAGGATGATGATTGAGAATCGGAAGCTGTTTATGTCCAAGCGTGCAGTCCACTCCTTCGGTGGGTATGCCACGCAGCAGCTCCGGCGGTTGGAGAACGCCCTTGCCAGAGACAAAATGCCGCAGAGTCGGCGGGAGGAGCATATCCGTAACTCCATGGAGCGTGCAGTGCAGTCCTTCAAAAGTCGCTACACCAAGTTCGACAAGGGCAGCTTTATTCTCTACACTGACGATAGCCCACGAGAGGATTTAGACCGTGAGATTTTCGCCGACATTACCTTGAAGAAATTCCCGGCCAGGGAGTTCAACAGCATGATTAACGACCTGACCAACGTGCTCAGCGACTATGAAAAGTTGAACCACAGGAACAATAAAAAGGACGACAACCACCTCAACAAGCACGCCATGCACCTCATCCGGCTGTACCTGATGTGCCTGGACATCCTGGAGAAGGGCGACATCGTTACCTACAGGGGCAACGACCTCGACCTGCTCATGAGTATCCGGCATGGGGAGTACCAGAAAGAGGACGGGACGTACCGGCAGGAGTTCTTCGATATGGTCAACGAGTTCGAGGCTCGACTGGCCTATGCCAAGGAGAACACGGCTCTACCGGAGAATCCCGACATGAAGCGTGTCGAGGAGTTCGTCATGGAAGTGAACAGGAGGTCTTTGGATGGGTAGAATTCATATCCCTCGTGGCGCAAGCGATGTTATGACCGTACTGGCGCTGGATGGATTCGACTCATATGTGGTAGGCGGGTGCGTCCGAGATAGCCTGCTCGGCCTGGAGCCGCACGATTGGGACATCTGCACTAACGCAACACCCGTGGAGGTTTTGGAGACTTTTGCAAAACGTGGCGTAAAGACCATTGAAACCGGCGTCAAACACGGCACAGTTACGGTCTGTCTGGGTGATGCCGGAGAACAGTACGAGGTCACGACATTCCGTATTGACGGTGAGTATTCTGACAGCCGCCACCCGGACAGTGTGAGTTTCACACCAAGTCTTCGAGAGGATTTGGCGAGACGTGACTTCACCGTGAACGCCATGGCCTACAACGAAGTCGATGGCCTGATTGACCTGTTCGGTGGTGAGAAAGCCTTGCGGGACAATGAAATTTCTTGTGTAGGCAATCCGGCGGACAGGTTCCAGGAGGACGCTCTGCGGGTTATGCGGGCTCTCAGGTTCGCTTCTACCTACGGATTCTCTATCCAGGAGGACACGGCCAAGGCGATTCACCAATTCGCACCACGCCTGAGCAACATCGCCGCAGAACGTGTCCAGTCGGAATTGAACAAACTCCTCCTGGGTGGCGGTGCGCTCCAAGTTTTGCTGGACTACAGCGATGTCATGGCGGTCATCATCCCAGAGCTTGCTCCATGTATCGGATTCGACCAAAAGAACCGCTATCATGAGTACACAATTTACGACCATATCGTTCATGCTGTCGCTAACTACACCGGGGACGACCTTTCAGTGAAGGTGGCGCTTCTGCTTCATGACATTGGGAAGCCTCAGTGTTACACCGAAGATGAACGGGGTGGGCACTTCCATGGCCATGGTGTTCCAAGCCGTGACCTGGCCGACATCGTGACTAAGCGGCTGCGGTATGACAATAAGACCAGAGACGAAGTGCTCACACTGGTTCTGTATCATGACTCCGTTATCGAGCCGACCTACAATGTGGTCCGCCGGTGGTTGAACAAGATTGGAGAAACGAACTTCCGCAAACTCCTCCAGGTTCGGATGGCCGATATCAAAGCTCACGCAAAGGATACTCAGGCGTCCCGAATCGAGCGGTGTTTGGCGCTCCACGATATTCTGGACGAA